GAGCGTTATAGGATTAAGATGGGCGACTATAGTGGCAAGATGGAAATCATGAATTATTTGACTGGTGGCACAAATGCTCTAGCAAGAAGCATTAGAAACTTAGGTAATCCATTCTTCGACGAGTGCCAAGATAAATACCCATATCTAGATGGTAGACAACTAGAGGGACAAGGATAATGGGATTTGGATTTTTAAAACCAGTCGCTGCTATCAATGGTCTACCTGACTCTGGACATGGGTTGTGTCTACCCCCTACTGTGCATAGCACAGAGTCTTGCGGAGCAATCCCAAGGACAAGGAGTATTCGTATTAAAGAATATACTTGTTGGTGGCCACCTCTTAGTCTAATACCTTTGACACCTTTAGCACCAAACCGTGCTACTGTATTAGTCAACGGTTTCCCAATCATGCTTGCGGGTGATAAATTTATTGTACATCCATCTGCATGCACAAACATAGTGATCCATATGTGTCCATGTGGTAAATCGCTATGTCCGAAACCAACACCCTACCCTTGCTCGGTATTAACGACAGAAGATAGAGGTGTCGGACACGATAGGACTCTATATCCTACAACCTTAACTGTGTTTGCACTCAAGCGATTGATTGCTAGACAGTTAGACCCACTAGGAGTCGGATTTCCTGGCTTCTCGTATCCTTGCTCATCAGTCGTAGCATATGGCTCGATGAATGTATGGGCAGGTTAATCACTTTATTAAATTATTATGGCAACTAGATCAACAGCCTTCGTATCAGGTGGAGTAGATACAAAACCTAAGAAAACAAGACAAGGAAAAAGTCAGAATACAAAACTGTCTGCTACCTCAAGAAACAGACCGCGTAAAAAGTATCGCGGACAAGGCTAAATAATAAAGTATACCTTATATTATGACAAAATTCATATTAATGCATAGTGTCATACCGAATTCGAGCAGATAAAAACATAAGTCGTGGTTTTAGAGATTTTGCAATGTCTTTCAAAGCAAATCCTAATAGTCGCGACTTTGGTGCTGTCAAAAATGAGAATGCTATCAAGCAGGCAGTGCTAAATCTGGTTAAAACAGATATTGGTGAAAAACCTTTTCAGTATGACGTTGGATCTAGAGTAACTGCACTTCTATTTGAGCCTTATGATGTTTTTACAGGTGAGGCAATCAAAGACGAAATACAAAGCACTCTAGACAGATACGAAAAACGCATTAGAGTGACAGCTGTCAATGTGCAAGACGGTTTTGACGTTAACTCATTAGAAGTTAGAGTCCAATACACTATCGTAGGAGAAAGAATCGTTAAAGAAATCGATTTCATACTAGAGAGAACGTAATGTCTGCAGTACCATCAGAATTAACCTCCTTAGATTTCTTTGAAATCAAGGAATCCATAAGATCATACCTCAGGACTCGCACAGAGTTTACTGATTATGACTTTGAAGGATCTGCTGCGTCTTACCTTCTAGACATTCTTGCTTATAACACATATTATACTGCATTCAATGCAAACATGTCTCTTAATGAGGCATTCTTAGAAACATCTACTGTTAGAGACAATATTGTTAAGGTTGCTAAACAACTTAACTACACTCCTCGTAGTGTAAAGTCTCCAAAAGCATTTGTAACAGTAAGTGTGCAGACTTTAATCGGTGCAAACGGTCTAACTTATCCTGAGCAGGTTACAATTAATAAGGGTGACTCATTTAGTGCTGAAAATAACTTCGATGACTATATTTTTACAATTTTAACTCAAGTCCAAGCACCTGTTGATCAGCAAACAGGTATTGCGACCTTTAGATGTCTTGCAACTTATCAAGGTAACCTTCTTACTTACTCATTTGTTGTTAATAACACTAAAAGACAAGAATACATCATTCCTAGTGAAGATGTAGACACTGAAAGGATGATAGTTTACATTTCTCCTTCTGTGCAGTCATCAGAAATTGATATTTACAACAAAGCAACCTCTTCTGTTAACTTAGACTCAAATTCTCGTATTTACTTCCTTGAAGAAGTTGACGATTTACGTTATAAGGTAATTTTTGGTGATGGAGTGTTAGGTAGACAACTAGTTGACGGTGAATTTGTAAAAATAGACTATGTAAGGACTGTTGGTAAAGAAGCTAACGGTGCAAGAGACATGACATTCATTGGCACAGCAGTTGACAGTGAAGGACGCATCATTAGTAACAATGGAATCAGTGTTGTTACTGAAAATGAAGCAGCAGACGGTGAAGATAGAGAAACACCTGTTTCTATCAAGTATAATGCTCCTAGATTGTATACAACACAAAACAGAGCAGTTACAGAAAGAGATTTTGAGAATCTAGTAAGACAACTATACCCACAATCACGATCAGTGGTTGCATATGGTGGTGAGAAGTTAAATCCTCCTGTTTATGGAAAAGTTTACGTTGCAGTTAGACCTAAGACTGGATCTAAGTTAAATGAGACAACAAAAGTAAGAATAAAAAACCAATTAAAAGATTATTCAATCGGTGCTATCGATCCGATTATCATTGACCCAACAACACTCTATGTTATTCCTAAGTCTTACGTTTACTATAATGGTAATGACACTAGTCTTAGTTCTAATGACCTAAGGACAAAAGTATTAAAGAATATCGACGATTATAACTCACAAAATGCTGCCAATAGATTCAACAACAGATTTGAAGGATCTAAGTATTCGGGAGTAGTCGATAATTCCGATCCTGCTATCTCAGGTAGCACAACCCAACTTACTCTAGGACAGAATCTTGATGCATTCATATTTGGTCAAGTATTCAATCAATGTCTAGATTTCAATAACCCTTTATTCCGTCCAGGTGACTATTCTGGCACTAGTGATGATAATGGCACTGGCACAGGAAACGGCACCTCAGGGGACGGCACAGATGGGTCTGACGGCACATGTAAACCAACCTTCTCTGTAGTTAAGTCAGGCACATTTTATGCAACTGGATATACTGAGAGTCTTCTCAATAATGCCAATCTAACTAGTGGTGTTGTCCAAGTTGATACAGCAACATTATCTTCTACAACCGCACAAACTCTTGTCCCTGTAAATCTAAGAGATGACGGTAAAGGTAACATGATGCTAGTTACTATTAGAGATGAAGCAGAAGTCATCTTAAACAATAATGTCGGGTCAGTAAATTACAATACTGGTGAAGTATGTGTAGGACCTCTAAACGTTGCACTAACACCTGACGATACAAATAGAATTCCAGTGGTTGTCTATCCTAGTGGTGGATCACTTGAGCCTCCTGCAGGCACAGACCCAGTTATCTTCAACCCAGACGTAAATCCAATAGATTACACAATCAACGATTTATCAGTCCCCATCTTTGATCCTAATAATTTCAGTGGATTTAACTTTGGTGGTGGAGAGCTAAATATACTTGATTACCCCACGGATACATTCACTTATCCAGATATAGAAGACTGCTTCTAAGTTATGTCTAGAGTACAGGTTTCTGACAGAGTTGAGCAACAGTTACCTGATTTTATTAAATCAGAAGACCGTGCCTTTGTCCAGCTACTACAAGAATACTACAAGTCACAGGAAAAAGTAGGTAGACCCTATGACATCCTTAATAATGTACTTGATTATCTTGACATAGACACTTATCAGTCAAATGTCTTAACATCTGAGACAACTGTGCTTCAAGCAATCGGTTTGAATGACACAGAAATTGTTGTTGAAGATATTGACGGATATCAAGAAAGAAATGGTAGTATAAAAGTTGATAATGAGATTTTATACTACGAATCGGTAACCAGAGGTCCTGATGCTATCATGACACCTGGTATTGCACCACATGAGTTTAAGAAGAAAGAGCAAGCACTAGAAAATCCATATTACGAGTTTGATGGCGTCAATACTACATTCCCACTAAAGTATCAGGGTAATCCTGTTAGTCCTGCATCTGTAGATCACTTAGTTGTTACTGTCTATAATGTAACTCTTATACCTACAGTAGATTACACTGTTAGTGGCACTAATATAATCTTCACAGTGCCCCCTAGAGCACCCCTAGGAGGCGATGATCAAGGTTTTACTAAGATTACCTATCTTATAGGTTTTGCTGATAAAACCATCGTTACAATGGATGCTGTTTCATATACTGAATGGCAAGGCACAAAATATTATCCTCTAAGAGTAAATGGATCTGCATATACTCCAATTTCTGATGTTTCTCTAATTGTTAATCGCTCAGGACAATTACAGAAACCTTTTGAGCAGTTTAATGTTTATCAAGATACTCTTGTTGCTAAATTTGCTCTTGGTAGTCAAGATACTCTTCATGTTAGAGCGATTGAGTTTGTACCTGCATCTTTTGGTAGTGGTGCAACTGCTGTATGTAATGTTGTAGAGAATCAAATTGATAATATCTTAGTTAAACAAGGTGGTAGTGGATATAGATTAGATTTTGCTCCTAGAGTAAACATTCAAACTGCAACTGTTGGAGAATATGCAACAGCACACAGTTTAGTTGGTGGTATTAAAGATATTCAGTTAATTTCTGGTGGTCAAGGTTATACATCTTACAATCCTCCTATTCCTTTAGTCACTGCACCTACCAATGCTAATGGTAGACTTGCAAGAGTATCTTTAACAGTCAATGACACGACTGGAATGGTTGATAGTGTCACTATTACTGATAGTGGATCAGGATATGACTTTGTGCCAGTTATTACCTTTAACAATCCTGGCGGAGGCACAGTTAGTAATGCAACTATTGACTCAGAAGGTAGATTAAACGTAGAAAGTATTACAGTCACTGCACCAGGCATTAATTATGCCAACCCTCCTACAATTTACATTGATCCTGCTCCTGAGGGTGGTATCAACGCTATCGCAGAGTGCTCTCTAACATCAGAAGGTGGTTTATCATCAGTTACTATCATCAATAGGGGAAGAGGGTATACAACCGCTCCTAGATGCCGTGTAATAGACCCTGTGGGTGCTCAAGTCTTAGATGTGACTGTATCTAGTGGTGCTGTTACAGATATTGAGTTATTAACTGGTGGTAGAGGTTATACTGACGCTCCATCTGTCTATATTGTTGATGATCGTAAAGATGCATACGGTGATCCTATTGGAGGCACAGGTGCAACTGCTGCAGCAACTATTTTCAACGGTGAGTTAACAGATATCAACATTACCAACTTTGGTACTGGATATAGTGAAGCAAATCCTCCTACAATTTACATTGCTGAGCCTCAAGCAGCAAAAGCATCTGTAAATGTTGGATATGACGAAGTTACTGGATTTGTAATTGAAGAGACTGGTAGAAACTACGTACCTAGTGCATTTAACGGTATTGTCCGTGGTGTTTCTAACGTTGTTGACTTTGACGAGTTTGGAAATCAAATTTTTGCAAAAGAAAGTCAGATTGCTACTAGCACACACCCTATAGGGTCAATAGTCCACAACCTTGACTCTATTTTCATCTATCAGTTATTTGAGAAGTTTAGAAAGCAATATTTACCGACTATACAACTAGATCCAAGTAAAGTTAACCCTGTTAACGTAATTAAGAATATTAGGGACTTCTATCTTGCTAAAGGTACTGCATTGGGTGCAAAATACCTTTTCAAGATTCTTTTTGGTGAAGAGATTGAGGTATCATATCCTAAAGAGCAAATTATCTCTCCATCTGCTGCTACATGGACTGTAGACACGATTTTAAGGACTCAGATTGTATCTGGTGACGCTGCTAACCTAATTGACTCAGAAGTTATCCAATATGCTGATGAAGTTGACCAAAATATCAAATATGCTTCAGCATTAGTTGAAAATGCAATTTCTATCATCAAAGGTGAAGATACAATCTTTGAATTAGTAATATCAGAAGAAACTCTTACTGGCACCTTTAAAATACCTTATAAGACTCGTCTAGTTGAGCCTTTAGACACTGTAGATCAAATTGTTACCGTTGACTCGACTATTGGATGGCCAGAAAGAAACGGCACCTTCTTTATTGGTGATAATGAAGAAGTCCAGTATAAAGAGAAGTCACTTAACCAATTTATCGAATGTACTCGATCAAATAACGCTATTGTTGAGGATTGGGATCCTGGCACCGTTATTACTTCCAATATTTACATATATGCCAATAGGGGCACTACTACTGAAGTTAAGATGCGTGTTTTGGGTATTGCCGAAGCAGGAAGCACAGTACTCGACGATACAGGATCATATTACTTACCTGGCGATAAATTAAAGGTTGCATCACTCGGATCAGACTCTGTTGGTGAAGAAAGACTAGAATCTTGGTTTTATAACGTTAAAAAACTTGTTAGGGTCTCTGCAATAGATCCTGGTGGTGCATCACAAGTTGCAACCGTAACAACCGAAGAACCTCATGGATTATTGGTAGAAGACACCGTTACAGTGTATGGTGCTAACCCAGTTGTCTTTAACGGCACATTCCAAGTTTCTTCTCGTATTGACGACTATAATTTTTCATATAGAGTTGCAACAGCAACTGATATCGTCCCTGTTGGTAATATCTTACTTTCAGTTGATCTCAACAGAGGTAAGTCAACTGAGACTCCAATTAATAACGTTGTTACTGAATTTACGACTAATATTCAGAATTCCTTCTTTAATGCTGATTATGTTTACGTTGCAGCATCTGGTCTTCCAAACTACAAGATAGGACCTTTTATTGGGTCTGCATTGATACCTGGCAACCAAAGAAAACTTATTAGAGTCCCTAGAGTTGTAAATACTGTTTCTGAGAGACAACAGATTGCTGCTAACAGTGCAATCGGATCATGGGTAAATGGTGTAAGTATATGGTGCTATAAGTCACAAGAGTCAGTCCTCTTCGGTCCTTTAACTGGTATTGTTGTTTCTGGATCAGGTTTAAACTATGATGCAGGATCACCTCCCGAAGTCCTTATTGAAGGTGGTGGAGGTAGTGGTGCAACTGCTACTGTTACAGTTAATGGTAGTGTTGACTCATTTGAGGTAACTGCAGGAGGTACAGAATATACATCTTCTCCTTTGATCTCTATTGTTGGTGGTGGAGGATCTGGTGCATCTGCAAGTGCTGTTGTTACTAATGGAGTTATAACAAGAATATTAGTAAGCAATCCTGGCAGTGGCTTCACATCACAACCATCTATTACTATTACTGGGGGTGGCGGTAGTGGTGCTGCAGCCACTGCTAATATTAGAGGTCCTATCTCTGGTGTTACATTAACAGGTGGTGGATCAGGATATACATCTCTCCCCACTGTATCTGTTACATCTGGTGAAGGTGCACTAGCACAACCCATTGTATTGAATGGTAGAATCGTATCTATCGCTATTATTAACTCTGGTCGTCGTTATACAACTGCACCAAGAGTTGTAATAAACGGTGATGGATTTGGTGCTGTTGCAAAAGCAACTATTGCAACTACTGGGGAAGATAAGGGTAAAGTCATTGGTATCACTATATCTAACAGAGGTATCAACTATATTCAAGGCACAACAACTGTAAGACTAGATGCTGTTGGTGAGTTAGCAACATTCACTGCACAAGTTTTTGAGTGGAATAAAAACTTTGAATATAATCTTTCTAACAAGTATGATATAGCAAGAGGATATGTATTTACTGGTCTTAACAACCAGTATGGTGGTGAATATGCTCACCTTTCAGATCCAAAAGAATTACGTTATGTTGTTGGAGACAACGTATTCTTAGATCAAGAAACAGGTAAATTCCAAGAAATTGAAACTAACTTCCAACACTCTCCAATATTAGGATGGGCATATGATGGTAACCCAATTTACGGTCCTTATGGATATGCAAACCCAACCGATCAAAACAGTGGTGTAAGAAGACTTCGCACATCATATCAACTTAAACCTGAGATAGTATTATCAGACGCTAACCCTAGTCCTTCCAGAACAGACGGTCCTTTACTTGCAACTTACCCTGCAGGATCATTTGTACCTGACTATGAGTATGTGTTTCAACAAGGTGACTTAGATCAATATAACGGGCGTTTCTGTAAAACACCTGAGTATCCTGATGGCACATATGCATACTTCGTAACTATTGATGCATCATCCGATGGTAATCCACTATTCCCATATGTTATGGGTCCTGCATTTAACTCACTTCCAGATGAGTGGAATTTAAGTCAAGGTGCAGTCCAAGAGAATATTCCAGCTGATGTTGTAAGATATAGAGTCCCATATGAGAATGTAGACATAGATGTTGAGCGTTTACCAAACCAAGAGGCAGATGTATTAACAACTGAAATAGAAGGTTATCCTATAATCTTTGAGATTCAAGATACCAACCAAGATGGTATTATTGATGCTAATGAGCAACAAGAGATATTAGAGTTACAAGAGGAGCCTACACTTCAGATATATGATTACTTCCCACAAGTCTCACTTGAGTCTAAAGTTGACATAGATGTAGAGACTGTTACTCAGTTTGAGACTGCACAAATTGATGGATTTGTTATTGAGAATCCTGGCAGATCTTATCAGGTAAATGACACCGTATTCTTTGATAATACTGATACAGGTGGATTTGGTGCTTCTGCAATCATTGATAGTATTAAGGGTGTTGCAATTAGTGCGTACAGTAAAGAAATAATTGGCGATAGACCATATGGTGTTATTACAACTTCTTTAAATCATGATCTTGTACAAGGTGATGAGATCATTGTTGATTCTACTCCTATCACAGCAAACACAAATAAAGAGTATACTGTAAAAGTTGTAAAAGGAATTGAGAGTGTTACAGTAGATATACCAGGTATTGGATATAATGAGTTAATACCCCCAACATATGAGTTAGTTGATGACTCAGGTGGTATTGATGCTGACTTTAATATTAACTTAGACGCTGCAGGTGTTGCAGGATCGTTTACTATTGTCAACTCTGGTAATGGTTACAGCACAGATATTCCTCCACAAATAAGAGTATCACATCCACAATCAAATACAAAAACACGTTATTGGTTATCAGAGTATTTGAATGACAGTGGTAACGTTAGTATATTTGATAGTTACTCAACAGTTAATAGAGACTACTATATTTGTGGGTCTCTTAAGGAAGACATTGATAATGATCAAGTTGGTTTCCTTGCTAAGTTTAATGACCTTGGAGAGGTGCAATGGGTAAGGACATTGCTTCCAAACAACACAGGTGTTAAGAAACTTGAATTTACTTGTTTATACGTTGATGACTCACAAGAAAACGACCTCGTATATGTTGGTGGCCAAACATATGACCCCGATAACGCCAATTATAATCCAGATGTCTGGTTTGGTAAATATGAGTCAGAAAGGGATGCACAAAACAATCCTACAGGTACTTTAAAGTGGCAGAAGTCTATTGCGGGTATATCTGGTGGACAACGTAGAGATTACATTACTGACATTGCCCTTGATGAAAATAACAATATTTACATTGTT